CTGTAATTTAGATAAATCTTGTGCTTCATCAATAATAAGTGTATCTATTTCAGGAAAATCTTCTATATATTTTTCAGTATCAAATCGTTCAAGTAAATCAGTAAAGTCTAGAATACCTCTGTACTCCTTAAACTTTTTATACTTTTCAGAAACAATTTCTAATTCTTTCCAGTAGACGTCATCATCATCATATTCTTCCCAAACCTTCTTTAAAGGTTCTTTCTTTATTCTTGCTAGATTCTCTAAGAAGAACAACTTGTTTCCTAAAGGTACTCCAGGCATAGAAGATTCTTCATAGGCACAAGTTCCCTTTATATGTATACCAAGTAAAGAAGAAAGCTCTTTATAGTCTGAAGGTTGAACCATTATTGATGACTTTAAACCAAGTTGTTGGAAAGCTAAACTATGGATAGTCCTCCATAAGTCCATTTGGGATGGTTTTAATCCAAACTTTTTAACAGCTCTGGACTTCGCTTCTCCAATTCCTTGCCTTGTAAATGTCATGAAACAAATTGATTCAGGATCTACTTTCTCTACTAACTTTTGTTCTAATATATCTAAGAGTCTAGTTGTTTTCCCCGTTCCCGGCGGGCCATAGATGATGTATGTTTTGGGCATAGTTTAAATGTCGCTTTTAAATGTTCATTTTCCATTTCTACATGAACTAGTAAATCTTTATGGTCATGCTCAGGGTGTTGTGTTACAAATAGACCACGTACAAGGTAACAGACCTCTTCATAATCAAGATCCATAATTATTTCATCTCCTGTCATTAAATCAGCTTCCTCATCAAAAGGGTGACTTTCCATCCTCTAACTCCGTTGGTAACACGTTTATAATTGGTTTGTTTATTCCTACTATTCTCCAGCAGTTTACCCCTTTTCCTTCAACTTGAAAGAAGTGGTGTACAGCACCATTCTGTCTTAAAACAGAAGTAACTTTATTTACTTTGTAATCTCTGAAGTTATGCCTTTCTAAATAAGAAATAAGATCTCCAATTCTAAAGTAAAAGTACCCATCTAGATATACTGGCTTACCTCTGACTAACTCATCTCGTGAAAGTCCGACAGCTCTTTGAGAAATGAAGTTATAGACATGTTCCATTAATTGACCACTTACTGATGAATCAGGCGGCGCTTCTATTATATTACAATTCTCTAAAAGAGTGTTGACCATACTCGCCCAATCATTTTCTTTAATTTTAGTAGGCATAATATTAAGACAGTCAATACATCTCCTTTGAAATCGTTTTTGTATCTGAAGGTCGTCTGTAGTTAATTCCAGCCGACCACCCCCATCGACATCCAAGAACCAAATAGGCGGGTCGGTATTAAACTTTGTAAGGGAATGCATATTTGGGAGTGCATTCTCACTTCCGATGCCATATTTTCTGGTCCTGCATGTAGAAATATTGCAATGCAAGGATATTGGTGGTCTTGAACACGTGTACACATAATCCTTTTTGGAGACACTTTTTATAACCTCCTTAACTTCGTTGATTAATAAAGGTGGCTTAAAATATTTATGATTATACTTTTCAACTTCAAGCTTCCAAGTATCTGGTTTCGCTTTTCTAAGATAAACTCCAATATTGAATAAGCCATCATTTCTGCTTCCTTCAGGAAATCCAGCATCACATAAATACTGTAGGCAAGGAGGACCGTCTGAACAGTCCGTACCAACATTAGAGTCAAGTTTTTGAAGTTCATCTAAAGTATATCTATTTTTAAGGGCTAACTCTACAAATCTCCCTGATGCTAGTTTAGAACAATCAGAAGCATAACCATATCTACTTGTATCCTGTCTATTAAAATAAGGCATATTGATCCAAGAACCAATGTCCCCTCTAGATGCTAATATCTTACTCTGTTTTGGAAATACCTCAGAACCACCAAAGCCTATTAAAGCAGAGATATGTTCTAATTTATTTCTCATTAGTTCAGCTGGTACCCATTCACTGGTGAACAAGTAGACGTGGAGTCCTCCAGACTTAGATCGACAAGGGTGTACCTTAACTTTAAGGTCACGCAACTTATGAATAATCTCTTTTATACTTACGTCATATTCATCTATATCGATGGCACCAAAACGACACTTATTTTCATCATTTATTGGTACTATACCAAGTCCCTTTTTACCACCGAGATGCTCCATCCATAAATGGACAGAGACATCTCCTTTGATAGTTTTAGCTACTCCTTTATGCTTCGTCTTACTCGTGTCATTAACAGCGAACGTTCCATATGCACGCCCGAGTCCCTCAAAGAGGGACATATACTGCTCTGCTAGTTCCATTTAAAGCTCCTGTTATTTAGAACGGTGGTAATTGTGGTTGCATTTTAGACTTTTCCATGTCGATTGCAAACTGCTTACCTGTTTGATAAACCATAGGATCATCAACTGGAGCATTCATTGATATATCCCAATTGTACCAAGAGCCATGAACGTTCTTTTCACCAACAGTGGTCATCTTATAGGTATGACTAAATAAAGGAGGTGTAAAAGGAGTACCTTCTTTACCTTTCATAGTTATACCTGCCATGATAGAATTCCATCTGCGTGACTTTTTAAGAGAAGTACTCGTCATAGATATTATAGCTTTAGCGGAGTCTTCTCCATGCATGTATACTACATAGTAAACTGCAGTTGGAACTAAAAGATTTCCATTAGGAAGAATATCTTTTCCTTTGTCATCTTTTTTGCATGCTTTTAAAAGGTCTAACCCGTCAGTAGCTGAGTGAGTTCCTTGAATACCTCCTCCTGATTCTCTTGGAGTCCACTCTACATACTGCTTCTCATAGTTGCAAGGAACTACGATAATTGACTCATAACCTTTTTTAAGAACTGTATCAAATATCATACCAGGACGTAGTGACTTATCCTCCATTAACTGTGGGCTATTACTTTGTAGTAGAGTTAAGAAAGGTATAGCAAGATCATCTTTACCAATACTTTCTAACCCAATATTTGCATCTTCTTCAAATGATAAACTTTCTATTTCTTTTTTGCTCATTTTTGCCTCCTTATTTCAGAGCGTTGACCAATGTGAACTCCAAGTAGATCTAATGGTATTTCTTTACCAGCTTCTACCTGTTCTTTAACAAATGCTTTTAAAGTAGAAGCATGAACATGTTTCTTATTCTGATAGTCAACCTTCATTTCTGAAAGTTTACCCATAAGTTGTAAAGCACCATGATCTTCTCCTTTACCAAAAGAGCAAATTACGTCATTTTTAATTAAGTCAGCATGATTATTATCTCGTAACCATAGATGAGCTTTTTCTGTGTTATCCTTATTAATGTTACCACGATAAAATGTCTTAACATCAAGTTTAGACCCATCTGATAAGATGAAACTTTTTAATCCTAAAGCTAATAATGATTCTGGTAATTCTTCTTCTTGAATTTTGCGTAGTCCTTCTTTTTCTAAAGCTAGCAAATTCTCTAAATCAGCCACTTTTGTTTGAGCAACCAGCTGTTTAGTAGCGAGAACAGATATTTCCTGTAACTCTTCATTCTTAGGAACTGCAACATCTTGTTCTAAATCAATCTTTGGTTTTCGAATAAGTACCGGCATTCCAGCCTTATCTGCACCTGCTTCATATTCAGATTCATTTCTTTTTAATGCTAATTTTCCTGGTGAAACTCTAAACGTTTTTGTCATTATTTTCTCCATAAAGATTTACATTTAAAGGATAGTATTGTCTTTCTTGTCTATCCCATTTTAATACCATAGCTTTGCCTCGATTCACATTTGAAGCGATGGCCACCGCTAAGCCTATTGCTAATGGATCCCCAATAAGAAGTAAATAATCCATGTCAGTAAAGTCACGCAAGCTGTGCTTTAAGCGATTTACTGTTGGACCAGAAGATAGAGTGATTTGTCCTGGAGGTAATAATAACTCTAGTTCACCATATTTCCTGGCAGATAGGACATTAAACTTTGGCACTTCTTGAACTACATAAACAGTCATTTTATTCCTTTTCTAAGATTTCTTTCTTAATATAAATCAATTATATATTTAGTAAATTTAAATGTAAACTGAATTGTTACAATGTATTTCCTAACATCTCCTCAAATTCAACATCGCATAATAACATGTCTATAAAAGTCTCCCAGTTAAATGGATATATAAAAGTAACACCAAGATCCTTAGCAACACTAAGATGAAGTGTAGGTTTATTACTACTGGTATACCTTACTTTGTCATACACATAGCTTGACTTTGTAAGGATCATTTGTTTTTCAGTACGAATTACTACCCAAACAAAACCATGTCTTTTATGTCGATGCTTAGCCCAAGAAATCTGAGATGACTGAAACTTAATTTGATTAGTCGTTGTCGCTTTAAACTCAATCCAAACATCTCCGAACTGATCTCCAGGATACCAACAAGCATCTGGTATTCCTACGCCTGTGACATTCTCTATCCTGGTCCAATGACCACTTGGAGAGAGTCTTTGTCGCACGGTCCTTGTAAATGATGATTCTTTCATAAATAGTCCCCCCATCTTAGTTTAAGTTGATACACATACTGACGAGAACAGTTATACTCTCTTCCAATATCGGCGAGAGATATTCCCATCTTTACTAGATTTAGTAGTTCTAGAACCTTAAGACTAGGGCTCTTAAGCCTCGGCCTGCCAACTCTATTTACTGCTATAAGATCTACTGAATCTTGATACCATGTCTCTTTCGGTCTAGACATTTCTATTTTTCCTCCTCTTTGCAAGCCCAGTTGTTACCAATATCACAGTCAACTACCACTGGGACCGATAGTTTGACTACGTTTTCCATTATTTCTTTTATCTTTGGAGCTTCAGTTTCTGGGTCACTTAGTGAAAAGCAGAGTTCATCATGAACTTGTAAGTGAGGTGTCCATCCTTGTTTATGACATTCTAGCATCGCTTTTTTAGTCATATCGGCAGCGGACCCTTGTATTAATGAATTCAATGCTTTATGATGTGATCTGTTATCTAGCCTTCTTTTTCTTCCACAAATAGTGACTATTTCACCAAGAGTCATCGATTTATTAGTACACTTATTAGCTAATTGTCTTATAAAAGGTACCAAATCATGGTATTTTTCTAGCATCTCTTCTGCTTTACTAACAGTACTTCTAAGTTCACTAGCTAAACGTATTTTACCCATTCCATAAGCAAGACCCAAGTTTATAGTTTTAGCGTCTCTACGAGGAAGTCCAGTCATATCAGCAATTATCTGGTGATAGTCTGATTTAGGATTTTTTCTATATATATCTCCAGTAGATGCTGCCCCTGTTAACTGGCATAGTTCACCATAATGAACAGTGAGCCTTGGTTCTTGTTGACTATAATCAAATTTACCCCATTTACAATTCTTATCAGGTATAAATAAAGATCTAATTAAAGGACCATAGTGAGCGTCTCTTGCTGGAATTTGCTGTAGATTAGGATGTGAACTTGAAAACCTTCCTGATCTTGTTCCATATAAATCTTTACGTAATTGATGGAACTGAGAATGAATTCGTCCGTCTATATTCTGATCAAGAATTACTCCTTGAACAAAATCTCTTCTTATCTTGCTTGTAGTTCTGTAGCGAACAAGAGCTTGACAGAGAGGGTTTGTATGGTTATCTAGCCAAGACCTTGTTATAGAAGGATTTCCTTTTTCTGTTAAAGGATAATCAATATCTAATTGGTCAAAAGCTTTTGAAATACTTTGTGAGGACCATGGGTTAAAATCAAATCCAGATAACTTCTTTACTTGGCCAAGTAGTTCAGTTTCTTGTGTAAGCATTACTTTACTTAAGTCGTACGCTTTTTCTATATCAACTCGAACACCAAGAAATCTCATATCTAGTACAACTTGTATTAAACTAGATTCAAGTTCAAATATTTCCCATAAGTCGTGTTGTCTTAAACGAACAGCTTGCTGAGTAAATATATGCACTGGTAATTGAGCATCCATCTCTGCGTAAGGACCTACGTGTTTTGAATGAAGTCTCCACATATCGCTTTTAGGATCGATTCCATAGGCTCTTGCTGCTTCTTTGAGCTTGTCCTCTTCTTTTCCCTCTTTAAGGTAGCTCCTTGAAAGATTTTCCAGTGAGTACCCTCCAGTCTTGTCTTCGTCCAAGATGGGTTCGGCCAGTTGAATATCGTAGAGTGGACCCGAAACGGTAAGCTGTAAATCTGACCGTAACCATTCGAGATCATACTGCAAGTTAGCACCGACTTTTGCCTGATCTCCGTTTGCCAATACTTCTTTGAGCCATCTGATAGTCTTATCTTTATCAAGATTCCCTCCTCCTTCGTGAGCTATTGGAAAATACCAAGCTTTATCCTCAGTGGCAAGAGACACTCCAACGATGTATCCATCTTTCCTGACAGAGCCTGGACCTGTTTTTAATAAGTTAGGATCTTTTGTTTCACAATCTAGTCCTATTAACTTTATTCCTGATAATCTTGGAAACTCTTTTGGCGGTTTCCAATCACTCTCTGGTGGCCATAGTGGCTCTGTTAAAGACATTCTTCATCCTCTCTTTTGGTATCTGCAACCACTCCAATTTCCCAGCTAGCGGTGTCATCATTGAGATGCTTTTTGAAGTAGTTAACTGTGGATACGATTCTACATATATCATCCGAGTCAGGGTTGTATTTAAAAATAATTTTGTGCACATCACACAAGGTGCAGTAGTACAGAAACACGCGTATACCTTCGTCAAGTCTTTGCACTGGATTAGAGCATTTTGCTCCGCATGTATGGCATAGCATTCGTCTAAGTCCTTTCCGCTTTCAGATTTAGCTCCTGGGCATGGATGTCCTTCATTACAGTGTGGACTACCTTTAACCACACCATTATAACCAGTAGCTAAAATATTGTTATTATTGTCTATCAGTACACATCCAACCTGTCTTCTAATACAAGTGCTTCTTGTAGCAACAAGCATAGCCATCGCCATAAAGTATTCATCAGCTATTGGCCTGGGACCAGAGATACTCGATGAGGTCTTCTGGTTTTTTAAAATTTTCATTGTTTCCTTTCCATAAGCTTAGTTCATCGTGATCCCACTCTATATCTGAGTAGGCTTTTTCTGCTTCTTCCCAGTGTTGAATATACAGATGCAAACTCGCAGCGTTTAAGTATAGTAAGCCTAAAGATACTTTTGATGTAGTACACTCATTTATTAAAAGTAAAAGGTAATTACTAACCATAGAAAAAGTAAAAATGTCGTAAGGAGTTCCAAGCCATATGTCGTTTGATCTCATGTTCGTAATACAATGAAGTTGGTCATCTCTTATTAGCCACTGCATCGATACAGTACATGGAATATCTTTAGAAGGATATGGCCT